CAAGTGTAGCTGTACGGTTTGCTGTCTTTGTCGCTACTTCTTTTTCCAGAGCAGCTTGATATATAGCACTCTTTGATGAAAGATCCGTTTTTGCTAATGATGCACGTTGATCAACTGTCATTACTGACATTGCAACTGCCTCATAGTTTGCGGATGATGTTGTTATTCCTACATTTGATAAGTATTCTTGTTGTTGGGCTGTAAGTAGTTGTTCTATGGTGGATATTCTCAGTTGCTTTGCAAGATTGCTTTGTTCTTCAACAGTTAATTGAGCTTGTAATGAAGCGGTATGAGCTACCTGAGCGGCTGTCATTGTTTCAGTCCTGGCAGTTGCCTGTCCTGTTATTGCCTCATCAGCCTTTAATAAGGCTATTTTTGCAGATCTAACCGTATTATCAATAAGGGCAATACCTGTATTACCTTTTAAGGCCAAGCTATTTAATGCAATAGCAGCCTTATAACTTCCATATCCTATTGCAATTGCTTTTATGGTAGTAAGAATAGTATCCATGTGCTGAACGGCATAGGATGCAGCACTGATGCCTTCTGAAAGCACTTTTTGATTGTCTGTACCAATCTTATTTAAAGCAGTATCCCAAGCATCTGATAGGTTACTAACCATTCCAGATAGGGATTTACTTTGCTTTTCCATCAAATTGTAGAATTGCCCACCGCTATCTGTCATTTTATTGATCACTTTCTCTACATCAGGGAAACCGATCTTTCCAGCCGAAACCATTGCATTAATTTCCTCGGCTGTTTTTCCATACATTTTAGCAAGTTCACGAACAAGTGGAATACCACGCCCCGTGAATTGACGTACATCTTGTGCGTATAATCTACCTTGCACCATTGTGGTACCATAGAGATAGACTATATCATTAAGTGGAATTGATAACCCAGATGCAATGTTACCAAGACGTGTTAAAGTTTCATTTACTTTGTCAGCAGATTCACCATAAGCTAACAGTTGCTTAGCTCCAGAAGCAACACCCATTAGATCAAAAGGAGTTTTAGCAGCTGTATCTACTATTTGATCCATGAGTTCTTTGGACTTGCTTGCACTACCAAGCATAGTATCGAATGCAATACTTAATTGCTGGAATTGTCCACGTGTTTGTATGATGCTATTAACAAGCCCCATCATACCACCACCTATTAATGTAGCAGTAATATATCTGGCAGCATTTGTAGCAAAATTCATAAAGGCCTGATCCATCTCTCCAGTCTCTGTAACTGTAGTACCAGACACATCTTTGATCTTTGCCTCCATCGCATCAGCGGATACGTTGAAATCATCAACATCAAGTGTTGCCCTAAAGCCTAACCCTCCATCTATATTCTCGCTCATAATAAATGGTTTACATAATTCATTATATCCTCTTTTGTCTTTAAAGATCTATGCTCTACTTTTCCATCAGATTTATCATCATTATTTGTATCTCCATCATCAGATTTTATATCAATTATTCTGGTGCTATCATCCAACATGATCCTAACATTAACCCAGGAAATTCCCCAAAGCAAATAGTCATACGTCCATCCGAATTTTTCCAGGATGGCACCACGATTGCCCCATGGACTATTAAGCCCGATTACTCTACTCGATCTGCTTTGGGTATCGTTGTCGCTTCGACTTGTAATATCAATCGAATAGAGTTTGTAAAACCCGCACGATCCTTTAACTGGTCTATGATCATGCAAAGCCTTTGTAGCCTTCTTGTGGTAAGATGATTCTTAAAAAATTTTTGTAGATCAGATACTTTCTTGTTCATTGGATCAGCCACATCACATACATTTAGGGTTGCTACAGCAACAATCTTAGCCATCAGGTTTGTGTATTTTAGCAACTTCTCACTTTCAATTGTCGGATTGTTTTGTATAGCATCCTCATTGAAGTTTATTTCTAATTCCAATGCTCTGATCATATCAATAGTACCCAGATATAATGGCTTGATATGAAAACGTCTCATATATACTTCATCAGCCTTACCTGTAAAGACATTAGGGACATTATCCTTTTCAACGATCCAGTTCTTAGGAATACGTTTATCTCTCCATGCAATAGCAAGCCCAGGGAAACGTTTATTCCACCATAATATCCATTTAGGTGCTGCCTTTGGTGATATTTTTAATGGTACTGAGAACTTGGCACCATATTGAAGCAATGTTTCTATTGCCTTTTCTTCAAGCTCCAAACGTTGCTCTTTAGTAAGCTCTTTTTCCTCTTTTTGTTCTTCTTTTTCTTCCATAATGATTGGATCAATAAAAAGATAAGCCTCCTTAAACAAGGGGGCTTATCAGTTGTTACAAATACTACAACGCTTCGCCCGATATTGGAGAAACACAGTTTTCATCCATCTCAAGCTCTGAAATGAAGTTTATCTTCATTGGTACAAGGCAAATGCCTTTTGCGGAATAAGTAATATTGAATGTTGGAACAATTACGGCTGCCCTTGTAACGAGCAATAAGCCCTCTTCTGGCAATATCTTGATACAACGCTCCACGTATGGTAGCTTCCTTGGACGTATCCAATGCTTTTTCTGAGTAGTTGTATCGGTTGTAATTGTACCTCCGAAATAACGAGCTAAAAGCTCCAAATCTGGATCCATCAATGAAAGTTCAAGTGTTGTATCACCTGGTTTTATCTGATAGATCTTTTTATTTGAGGTTTCAGATTCATGAGTTGTAACAGTCGCATCTCCATCTTTCAATGTACAAGTATCCTGATATACATCTCCTAAATCTTTCCACGCATCACCATTGGCAGGTATAGCATATCCGCTATCCTCTGTAGCAGAAGTTTCCGCATCTGTAGTGAAAATCTTCTTTAAACCCATTGTGCTTAAAACTGGCATAATTCTTTTAGTTTAAAATGTTATTGTTTATTTCTTGCTGTTATCTCTAAAGCTATAGATACAAAGTGTTCGTTGTGATCTGGTTCCTTAATAGGTGGATTAAGTTGCCCTATTGTCCAATTCCAACCATATCCACTTTCATAGTGGGACTTAAGCACTTCTATGCACATTGCCCTTAGTTCTACGAGACGTTCCCAATTTGTATGATAGATTGGCTCTCCTGTTTTAGGCTTCGTTTTGGCATCAGGAACATGTATATTGATGTTTACTTGCCCAAGCTGTGTAGATCCTTCACCAGACATGGTGTGTGGAACTATAACAACATCCTCTTTTGAATAATCATTACGTTCCCAATCCACCATACCAGTAATAGCTGTAGCTACATTGCTGGTAGATAACAATTCGTATGCACGTGCTCCTATTTCCTCAGAAGTTACCATATAACTCAGTTGCTTTTGATTTAGCCATTTCCATCAACTTTTTCATAGTAGCTGGGAATTCCATTTTACATTTCAATTCGGCTGGCAGAATCACATTATATCCTTTTGCCTCTACATAAGCAGCGTAATTCATTCCAGCAACGATGATGAGCGAAAAGGAGGATGTTGTTTCAGCTGCCATTTGCATAGCCAACTTTAATCCAGAATCGTGTCCTTTTCCAGGCTGGTCTAACCCACCATTAGCAATTACTTTCTTGTTTTGCACTACTACGAAACCAATTGAATTAGTTAAATTTCCAGTACGATCAGTATAGTTATGGCTATCCTTAGCGTATTTAACCAGGCTTTCACCCAGGTATTTCAGCATATAGATAGTAGCTGCTTCAAAGCGTTTTTGGAACGCTTGTACATTTGCAGTTATCTTACCACTACCAAACTTTGGTACTATCCCCATATCTCTATGTATTTACGGTTAAAAGAATCAACTCCCTGGATCGTGAATTCATCACTATTCCCATCCTCTCCAATAACTTGTATTTTTACGCCTATGGTAAGCTCTACATCAAAGTATTTAGGTATAAATACATCGTATGTATAAGCGTGCATCTGCCCATCTGTACCAATTATTTGTTTAGCGGGTATAGATCTGTCTATTTGGCATTCAATACCATCTATCCAGCCTCCAGTATCACCATCGCTGTATTTAGTCCATCCAGTTTTGGTGTCTTTAGTTGCTGAATCCTGAATAGGGATATATTTGAAAGTGCCATTAGTTTTCATATCACCAGCGATTAGATCCATTCTCTATAGTTGGTACTTCGATATAATCACTTATATCCAAACCAGCCTCATTGCATAGATCATGGATCCGTTTCTTTAACTGATCCACATTATAGCTTTGAGATGATTTTCCCAGGCTGTCTGATGATAAAACGATTAATTTCTTAAGAACATAGATGGCAGCTTTAGCGATCGGTGCACGATCTTTGCTTGAATCATAGGCCTCAGTAGAATCGTTTATACCAACATCAGATAGAGCCTTCTGGATTGTAATGGCACTGGGGGAGTACGGTTCAAGTTCTCCCACCAGCGCATTATATTTTGTCAAAGTACCCATATACTTATTCCTTACTTAAGAGTTCGGATAAAGTTTTCTTCTGATCATCTGTGAGAGCAGTGATTTTGGCAGTGAGGTTGTCAGCTCCAGCGTTATTAGCCACACTTACTCCATCAATCTGCTTTAAAGCAGCAATAATGGTTTTAGTGTCATACTCTTTTTCGCCAAACGTAACCTTTGCCGTGTCATCTGGATTCTCTATAGAAGTGATCACACACAGTTTACGAGATACAAGATCGTTGATACGATCCAGATCATCAGTAACTAAACTGTCTCCAGCATGGAGTGATTTTTTAGTTACCTTATCTCTCATTTCAACCAAAACTTTCAATACCATGATTAACCCTCCACTATGTCAGAAATACTATCGTACTCTGCTGTTGTTACGAAATTACGAGCTACTCCCTCTGAATCATCAGGAATAGTTTTCTCTGTGAATCCACGCACCTGGAAGCAAACGCAACCATTGATGTTATCAATGATAGGTAAGAATCTGGCAGCACCCTGAGTATATTCACCCGCTTTTTGAGAAGTAGAATCACCCGTACGCCATTTTGATATGCGGATACCATTACCAGCGTCAATGTAATTTACATTATCCTCTGGCATAAGCTCACTATCTTCAATGGCAGGTTGGATGTGCCCAATCTTACCAGCAGGTTTGAATGCAATTACATTATGGTTCCATGGATCAGAAACAGTTACTTCACCGTCTTTTTCGATACCCATTCTACGAGTAATTTCAGTGATAGGAGGTATGCTGTTATCAGCAAGCAATGCGTTTAACTGGCTTGTGCTTGCGATTTGTGCGCTCTTATCATTACCGAAAATAGCCTTACGTATCAAGAGGTCTCTACGTATGAATGCGATGAGTTCTGGAGACATCAGCATTTCTCCGAATACAACCCCCATGTTCTTAAATGTTGTGATAATATCGGATAGAATAAGAATAATATCCAATTTACCAGCATCAGAGTTAGCGGTATTCCAAAGCAATGCAGACATAAGTTTGTTGGCTGCTTGCATTGTATAATCCACCTCATATTTCCTACCTCCAGGGTTGTTGATAGCTGGCGTAAATTGACATACGCCAAAATGAGATAAAGCATACAATATCATGTAATCAGCTACATCCTTACATCCCATGTAAGCATTCTCCATATCGTTTCTAAGAGTTTTTTCAATCTCTTGAACTTTTTGAGATTCTGTCAAGAATGGAGATTTATAAACTTCCTGTAGTTTACGATACGTTTTGGCAGACATAAAGAACTTATGGCCAACACGTGGAATTTCCTCATTCCAAATATCGAATCCATCGGAACGCCTCAATGGTGTACCACTTTCATCACCAACCAAAGTAGCCATTACACGTAAATGGTATTTACCCATTACGGCATCAGCTCTCAGGGACATCTGAGGAACACTCCAATCAAACCATTGATCGGAATAATTTTTCTGGAACAAAATAGCTTGCTGTTTACTTGCCTCATCAAAGGTTTTCTTCCACATAGCCAGGAAGTCCAACGGTTTACCCTCAGTATTATATAAACCTGTAAATGTTGAATAAATAGATTTCATTGATCATCCCTCCTTAATAAGATTGTGATAAACGAATATGTACATTACCTTTGAGGTACATGCCAGTCGAATCCTTTTGTGAGGTTGGGATCGGCAATACACGCCTTTCAAGTAGTGCATATTGCATGGTATCATTAGTTACATCTATGCCTGTTTCGTCCTCTTTCACCTCTGTATCGGTAACAGTAAGAGCATTGGCATCACCAACAATAGCAGCGTTATCACTTGAATTAATTACTTGTACCAGGATGTTATCCACCGCTAAGCCTGTTATGGCTGCTGATAACGTGATAACATATCCAGTATCTGTTTCCTCGATTTTCGTAATTGACGGTGCATCAGCATAGGTACCAGATACAGTGGCCAATACTTTATCACCAACGACAAAGATCGGTTGGCAATAATCATTCTTAACGAGTGTTACTATTTTTGCATCATTCGCATCAATAGCCTTTACTTTTGCAGTCTTTAACAGCTTAACCAGTCTGGTTTGCTCATCATATATAGCAAGCGTTCCTGCTGGAATGGTATCTCCTACATTGTAGTTCTGATTTTCCACGTCCAGATTGAAACCGCCCTCAACTATATGGGGACTGCCAGTAAAAATGGGGCGTTCGCCCACGAAAGTTGTTCTTTTACGTTTCATTTTACTTAATCTTTAACTGTTATTTTTGCCAATAAGTCCTTGGCAGCCTCATCAGTCCCTGCTTCGGTACTTGCTTTGGCACCCTCTGTAGATTGTGGCATAAGGTTGTTAGTTATTAGATCCTGTTTAATATCTGCCATGAAAGTATCTGGATCAGCATCATCAGGAACGGATAAGCCCTTAGTACGCCATTCAGGAATACCATGCTTTTTTATTGCGGCCTGAATAGTAGCGTTGCGATCACCTTTAGCCTTTTCAGCTTTCATTTCAGTAATTTCCTTTTCCATAGCAGCGATCTTTTCAGCGTATGGATCTGGTTTATCCTCTGGATCCTTTTTCGGTTCTTTAGGATTTTGATCTTTTTTGCTTGGATCGTCTGGATCTTTGGGATCTTTCGGTTCTTTAGGATCTTTTTTTGCATTAGCCCACCTGGTCGTTTCTGATTGCACCGTTTCCGTTGCAAACTTTTGAATCTGGTTTGCTGCTGTTTCTATTGCTGCCTCATCAGTCGAATCATCTGCAATGGTACCACCGAGTGTTTCGGTTATTCCTTGCAAACACTTCTCTGAAAGTCCAGTGTCCTTACACTTAGCTTTCACTTTCTCAAAGAGTTTCTTATTCATCGCTTTATAAATTAGATTTGTAATGTGGCAAAGATAGAATTATTTATAAATGTGTGTTTGTCA